TGCAAGGTTCGTGTCAGCAGAAAAAGTATTAACGCTTGGTTTTACTCCTGCATCAGAAGAAAATTTTCCAGAGGTGTCTTTTACTTTTACTTTAGGTTTAAACTTATTCTTATTTGCAAAATCTGACACATTTGATTTTGTTGTTTGGGTTGAAAAATCCGATTTATCTGGCTTAATTATTTTTTTCTTTTTTTTAATTCCGAAGTCCATTATTTTTTCCTTCTCTTTAATGATGCTACTCGTTTAGGCTTACCCGCAGGTTGCCCTAGTTTATTCTTCTGATTTATTCTACTACGTTTCTCAGCAGTTGTCATCTCCGCAGAAGTTTTCGGAGTTTTCTTAGAAACTTTCTTAGTTGGACGACAATAAGGTACACCTCTTTTTTCACCTTTTTTACGACCGCAAGCTTTACCCGTTTTAACGTCTTTCCAATCTTCCTTAAACCATCTCTTTAAGGCTAATCCTGCTTTTGTTTTTCTAACTGCCATTATGCTTTCTTTGTTTCTTTTCTTTTACCTTCCAAAATAGCACCACAGCCTCTCGCAATTTTTGGATTATTCGTTGGTCTTTTTCTATATGCTTTGCCGTTTGATGCTTTGATAACACCTTGCTTATCTTTGACATTCTTAATAGCTTCTATAAGACCACCATCTTTTTTCTTTTTTGATTTATTACCATAATTAGCGGCACCTACCTTTCGGCATTTTGCAATAGCTCCTCCAGCATAAGCACTTGGAAAAACTTTAAAGCTTGCTTTTACTTTCCGATAACATGCGTCTTTTGGCATTTCTTAATTCCTCTAATCCGGTTACCCGATAACATCTACATGACCATTTTTTCTTGTTACAAGATAGACAATACTTAACGGGACTTCCTTTTATTATTTGTTGTTCTTTTTCTTGATCCTTCTTTAAGTCCACCTAGATTATAACCTTTAGCTTTTGGTTTCTTTTTACTTCCAACTGATTTTGTTATCTGTTGTGGCATCGAGCTTCGCAACATTGTCATTCGGTGAACTCCTTCTTATAAAATCTTCCCATAAAGGTTTTATCATTTTATGATTCTCAGAAACTTTCTCTGCCATAATAGCTGTTCGCTTATCAACTTCAACTAAAGTTGATACAGACCAACCAATAGCTCCTGCAAATAATACTATACAAACACCTGTTGATACTTCTTTAACATTCATTAGCACTTCCACCTTTTACGAGCTTGTCTTAAACGGCTATTAGGATCTTTTGCAGCTTTAGGAAACTTCTTCATTTGTCCTGCTGACCTTGCACAATATGACTTGCGTCTTTTTGCAGCGGTGCTACCTTTTTTGACTTTACCAGTAACAGCTGTTTTTAACTTACTTCCAGGGTTGTCTTTACGATATTTAGCAACACCCTTTGCAGTCATTCCGGCACCAGATTTGGTGGATCTCTTTTGACCACCGCCTATGGTGTGACCCTTCATGGTTCCTTTTTTCTTTTTCTCAGCCATTTCTTTTCCTATGCGAAGAAAAATGTCATCATATCTATTGTACCAACAGTGTATCTAATACTAAGACCACTTTCAAATAAAATACCATTTTGAGGTATTGTTCTATCAAGTGTTGTATTATCAGTGCCTATTGTTCTTGCTTTAAACAACACTGTCCCTGATTCTGGGCTACCATCAATAAATTCAACAATCCCTGCTGTTCCACCAGATACAATTGAAAATCCTTTTAAACGAACTCTACTACCACCACCAACGGCTTGTGCCGCAGAAGCGATAGAGCCAACTTCTATGTTTGCTGCAAATTGTGCAGAACTTGTTACTGAAGTAATTGTCTTAAAGTATTTAGTACCATCTACAGCTTCAGCAGAACCAGTAGAAACAATTACTTCTGTAAGAGCATTATCAAAAACATCTGTTCCAACAATAGTATTTGTCTTAGCATTATCACCTGTTCCTGCTGTGGTTACAGTTAAAATCCTAGCCCCACCAGAAGCAAAAGCAGTATTTGCTAATGTTGCTGTCGTATTGGGTCTTGCTGCGGTAACTATAAAATTATCATCTGCTGCAACCTCATCACTTATGAAGACTGGTTTTACGTCTGACCTACTACCTGACATTCCCATATTATTCTCCTTATAAAAGTGTGGGGGTAATTAACCCCCACTATATAGTTAGGTATTAGTCTGTGTAACTAATTCCCGGTGTACGAGTTATCTTGATAGCTTTTAAGTGTATCGCAGAATCTTGGTTTGTACTTAAAATACTTAAATAAGGAACTACCACATCACCGTCATCAAAAGTAAATGCTTTTGTTGTGCTTGGTGCAGCTAACGTACCTGCACTCATAACAGCAGCACCAATATGAGCGAATGTTACAACACCAGCAGAACTTACAGTAACTTGGAATCTATGATTACCACTTGTTGCCGTTGCTTGAGTTGAGTCCACATGTGCTGTTGTGCCATCATCAAGTCTAGTTGCTATTTGAACATCATCTGGTGACAATACGCCAAAAGCTACAAAGTCTGTATAAACAGCATCACCTGATGCTGCTGCTATGATAGCTTGGTGTCCTGTTTGAAACTCTTCTGTTTTTCTAAATCCGATTGCAACACAATCTTGGTCAGTAAAGTCAACACTGTTAAATGTTGCATCAAAAACCATTCCATGTGTTCCAATAGTACATGAAGCACCACCACCATGCTGTGTTCCACCAAAGATAAGTTCCATACCTGTGTTGTCTGCTGTTGCAGCATCACCTTGTAGGTTTAAACCTGCTGCTGTACCATTTGTGTCAGTGACTGGAATAGTTCCTTCTACCATAAAGCCACTTGCAGCAACTGTGTGTGCCGCAATCATGCTTCCTTGAACTTGTGTTACTTGACCGTTTTTTCCAGGAAAAAGCATACTGAATAATTCACCGTCAGCCATAACTCCATCAGCACCACCTGCTCCTGTGAGCGTTCCAACGATAGGAGTTGGGCATGAAATGTAATCCCAATCTATAATGTTTTCTGGTGTTAATCTTGTGGTTGTTCCACCAATTGCAATATTTCCACTTGAGTCTATAGTTGTGTTAGTTGTTTCTGCACCTGTTGATGCACTTGTAGAAAATTGAGTAAATCCTGTCTCAGATCGGACATTACCCTTAAAAGTTGTAGTAGCCATGTAAATCTCCTTGTCTTGGCAAATGTCAGCCAGATTATCCGACTGTCAAGGTATTAATACTACTATACATAAAAAAAGGGTGACTCGCAAGCCACCCTTTTAATAATCGAACAATTGTTCGTTAAGCTGCGCCTGGTGATCCAAACACACAACGAGGATCAGAGAAACCGAAAGCATAACGCTCTCTAGCTTTATATCTCATGTTTCCTGTGTCGAAGTCTGCTTCCATGCTTGTGCCTAATGGTGTTCTTTCAAAATATTTGAAACCATTTGGAGCATCTGTTTTAATGAAGAACGCATCTGTGTCTGTTAAGAAATGGTTAATTACATAACCTTCTGGTAACATACCCATGTTTTTCATTGCGTTGACATCATTGTCAGCAGTTCCTGGTCTTAGAGTTGACTCTAATAAACGATCAGCAACAAATTGTAACGCAGGTGGAATGATTAACTTCATACCACGAAGAGCAACAACCATGTTACGTTCATCAACAAAACCAGAAATGTCAATTAATGCACTTTCTAGTGATGTTTCGTTTAAATCAGCGGCCGCTGATGGTTCATTTGAAAATGATCCACCACCACCTAGAGGATGGTCTGTAGCACAAAGCTCTTTTCCATCACCACCAGTAAAGCTAGAACTAAACGCATTGTTTAAAACAGATGCAGCTTTAATTTGCTTTGTGTGTGCCATTGATCTTGCTAGTGCCTTTGTGTATCTAGCACCAAGACGGTCATAGAGATTATCTTCCATTGCTTCCTCAGTTAATGCGAAAGCTAATGCAACTGTCTCCATTGTATATCTTGATGTATATACTTCGTTAGCACTATCGAAGGCAACTCCGCTACCTTCTGATTTAGTCGCAGCATTACCAAATCCACTAATCATTACTTCTTCTTCAAACGCTCTGTCTGATGATTCTGTATCGTAGATTTCTGCATGCTCATTGTCGTAACGGTCATATTCCATGCCAAAGATGGCATTTAGACCTGGTTCTAACTCTTTTACGAGTTGCGCTCTTGATATAGCCATTTAATTTCTCCTAATTACTAAGCTAATCCGACCCCTTTAAGACCGAATACATGGTTAACTATCACAACTTGCACATTAGAATGTGCTGAAGCAACATCTGAGTTTTCAGGATCTCTTGAAATATCAATTGCCTTTAGAGGTAAACCTGTTGATGTACCTCCGTCAGTAACTTGTAATTCAGCTCCTGAAATACCAGTAACGGTACTACCAGCAGTTGTGTAAACAACATCAAAGTTACCCAATAAGTCAGCTACTGGCATTGCTATAGCAGCTTGGATTTCAAAAATAACCATAGGGTCATCAATGATAAACGCTTCTATATCAGCCGCAGCAGTGCTTGCTGGGTAAAAGTTTGAAAAAGTTTCTTTTCCTGTTGTTGGGTCTGTAAAACGACATCCGTTAAACACACCAACGATAGGAACAGTACCACCATCTGCATGAATTTCTATTCCTCCACCAGTAACGTGCATAACCATGTCACCTTGGAAGATAGCAGTTCCATAATTGCTGGCGATTCTATATCGGCTTTGTCCGCCAGTATAGGGTGTTCCACCTATTCTGCCTATAGGACGTAGTCCGAATGCAGCATCTTTATTAGCCATTTTTCGTTCTCCTAAATTAATTAAATTTATTAATCAACGGCTTTTTTGCCAAAGGCTACTTGAGACCGTCTCTCTGGTTTTAACATAGGCATTGCAGAGTTTGAATCTTTCATCATATCTCTATCCACTGCCTCCATTTGATTATTTGTCTTACTCTGAAAATAGCTATTTCTTTGCTCAACAAGTTCATCAGGTATCCGTGCTAACAAAAGTCCACCTTGACCGATTACTCCAGCATTCTTGCCTTCATCTACAACAGGTGCATCAAACTCTGGATATTCTTCAGCACGAACTAATTCATATCCTTCTCTTAATCGTTTATGGATGTTTGATCTATCATCATATTCCATAACTCGTTCTCTTATCCATCTATGCTTATAGCCTATAGGCGGCTCTGGAGCGTCAAGTGTTGACGGTGGCTTCCATGTCTGTACTCTCGCCTTTTTCTCACGAGTTTGCGACTCTCGATTAGTACGTTCTGACATTATGCTACTCCCTTATTTTTTTCTATTTTTGCTACTTCCTGTGCGTATTTTTCTAAAGGTATCCTCATTTTTTTAGCAAAGGCTACCTGACCTGGCGTTAGCTCAATAGTTTTTTTACCACCCCTTTTCATAGACCGTCCACTGGACGCAGGAGCTACAGACTGGGCGTTATTCTGTCCTCCCTTAAACTTGTGTGGAAATTCAGTAGCCATACGCTTACTGACTTCATTATAATAATCGTCTGATACAGGATCAAATCCTTCTGCACCTACAAGTTGCTCATGTATTGCTTGCGCTCCACGAGTCATAACCATGTCTGTTCCAAACCAAGAATTACCATCTAACCATTTTTGTAGTTTAGGTTCTAAATCTTG